TTGTGTTATACCGTAGTAAGTAGTTACTACCCCTAGTGTAGTTAATGCAGTTGACCCTAGCGCGTTGTTCTTTGCCTTGGTTAAGTGTATGGCTGCTGTGCTATCGTTAGCCTTTAGGCTTGCAGCCCATAGCATTATGATTGTGAATAGATATTTCATTCTTGTTGTTCATCTGTGGCGATGGTAGCCTTTTCAATCTTCTTATCGATGCCGAGGAGTTTCTCAATCTCTTTGGCGCGTTTCTTAGCTTCTGCCCCTTTTGTTTCTTTACATTGGGCAAGTTCTTTTCTTAGGTGTATTTCTGATGGTTGCATATTTTGCGAATTTAGTAAATTTGTTTCAATTATTTCACATTCTACTTCTATAGTGTGTCCACGGTGTTGTGTTGGATAAGTCCAATTTCCTTGGATTAACTCTATTATTGTAGGCTTAAATGGTTGTGTTCTCATAGTGATTTCGCTATTGTGGCGTTTAAAAGTGCTGCTATCTCTTGTATGCTCATAGAGGGCAATACTTTGTCCGTGTACCCTAACGAATACAAACGGCTATTGTAAGAGGCAAAGAATACCGTGCTATCTGAATCATTCACATTGCAGTATAAGTGCAGGTTGTTCACAAAGAAAACATACCTGTCAATATTCCTGCCCCCAAAGATAGGGTTTCCTTTCTTGGTGATGCGTTTACCGCCCCATTGTTTCATTAATGCGTGGTTCATCTCTTGTATTCTACTATATCAATCTTATCATTAAAGAATGTTTCATAAGCCTTTATAGCATTCTCTACATAAACTTTGTAGTTTTCATCTTGGCTATTGTAGAACATATCCACCATTCTTTTAAAACAGAACTTTAACTGTTGTTCGCTTTCTGACTTGTTTATAGCCATACTTCTGTAATGAACTAATGCAGATTCTAAATACTTAACCTTTGATTGAAGTTCCTTTACCTCTGCCTCCGATACACTCCATAAAGTCAATAGTCTAAGATGGTCAGCCACTAATTGACTGCTGAATGACTTGATTTCTTTTTTAGTTAAATTCATCTCTTTTCTTTTGCTGATTTCTTGTTATGACATTGTGTGCATAGCCCTTGTAAGTTGTTTTTGTCCCACATAAGGCGTTCCCGTTCATCTGCTGTCTTTCCACTTGCTACATTCTTTATGTGGTCGCATACCTTTGCTAATGTCGTTATACCTTCCTTTTGGCATTGTACGCACAATGGGTTGTCCGCTAACACCGAGGCGCGAAGTTTACGCCATGCTTGGGTATGATACCAAGGGTTGACGAATGTGCGGTTTTCCTGTGGCTTACGCGTTACGTTCCAACTTCTTTTTGTCATTTACCTTTACTTGTATATCCTTACCCTCTTTGATTGCCTTTTCTATTTCTCTCATAGCTGCTTTTAAATCCGTGTGGGCAGTATCTAAGCTATTGCGTTGTCCGTTTGTTTCGGTGTAGATTATTACTTCAATTTTCATAACCTTTTCCCGTGTTTTAATTGCTCCATTAGTTCCTCGTCAAACTCTACCTCTTTACTTACTAAGGCTTGTCTATGGCTTTCGTATAGGTAAAATCTCATGTGCTTTTTGTCCCCGTGCCATTCGTGACACTTTCTGCATAACCCCATCAAGTTCTCGATTATATCCCGCTTTCCGTTAGGGTCGCCACCCATGCCCCTTGCTTGGATATGGTGAACGTCAAACTCCCCGTATCGTTGGCAGCTTTCGCAGTGTATTTTATCATCGTGTACGTTAAAGGCACGTTTATACTTTTCGCGGTAGCTCAAGCGACATCCCTCCTTAGTCATTGCCATTAATTGTTCGTAGGTGGGGGTGAACCGAGGCGCAAGTAATTCAGCCCTTCCAACGTAATCTAAGTGATATTCACCATAATACGCAAATGTTAGTATACGCTTTAACGTCGGATTCCCCATTAATTCTGTATTTGTAGGACTCCACTCTTTATACCCCAACTCTTCCAACTTACGCACAGCATTTTTACGCATTTCGTCAGTCCATCCGCTGCTGTCTATTTCCATTGCTTTCATGCCTTATCTGAATTAGGGAACATAAACTGCTCTAACTTTCCCCCATGTATAGCCATAATCTTTTCGTTAGCCATTGCCGTAATGCGTTCACTACGCGTCTTTATTTCCTCCAAGAACTCCAAAGGGGTGCGGCTGAATAAATAGCCGTTGTGATTGCGTAAATAGATAGCTGCTTCATCTAGTCCATATTCTCCTTTTTCTTTCGTCCTGCCATTCTACCACCGCAACCCCGCTACTTTTGATAGCGAGGCGGGTGGAACTTAACACCTAATTAGGTGTCGGGTTTAAAGGTTATCAACTTAATTGTGGTGTGTTAAATACTGGCTTGTTTTCTTTCCACTCTTCAAATGCTTTTTTCAATGCTGCTTTTTCCATTTCATTATAGTCTGCATTTTTAGGGAAAAGTATGCCTCTGTACTCTTCTGCTTTTTCTATTAGTTCGCTTGCTCTTTCAAAAATCACATTCAAAATGGCTTGTTTTTTTTCTTGCGTTGTCATTGTTTCGTTGTTAAGTATGAAGCAAAGGTAATACTATTTTTTAAATCTGCAAGCACTTTTTGTAATTTAGAATCATTCTAAATAATTACGGCAACTTATCTTTGAAATGCCCTATCAACTTTTCCATCTTGGAAACATAATACAAATCATAGCTATCGAAACCCTCGTTATCCATTTCCCAAAGGCGGTACAATACAGCGCGTAACCTTGTCGCGGGTGACTTGCCCGAATCTGTGAAGTCTATTTTTACGGAATCAATCAGGTTAATCTGGTCTTGGTTAAGGGTGTCCTCGTTTATCCCCACAGCCATTACACGCTTTAAGTGACGCTGTAAGAAGCTAACGTCATCGGGTGTAGCCTCAGCCGTGCCGAATACTATTTTAAGGGATTTATCCGCGCGGGGTTGGTAGTGTTCTAATATGCAGCTAAATACTTTCATTTGCTAATTCTATTAATTTACGTAGGCAAGCAAGTTCAGCTTCTTCGCGTTTACAGCAACTCAACCAAGGCGTGTCTTTTTGCAAACCATCAAAATACCATCTTACACACCATACAGAATCGCCCGAACTATGCGGCACTATCACTTCGTTAAATCCATACTTTTCCCTAAACCATCGGAATGCTTGTTGGTAAAGTGGGGCTGAAACAAAAATATGGTCTTTATTGAAATCGATACTTTCAACAAACAGTTGAGGTTTCTCAGTGTCTATTCTTGCCCATTTTGTATAAGCAAAATGACATTCTAAATCAAACCCCAACTCTTTTAACGCTAACGCCTCTGCGTATGGTACAAATTCCTTATTCATGCCTAAAATATCCCCCCTGTTCGAATCTGTCGTTAAACTCTATCTTACGCACCTTAACACCGTCTAAATCGGGGTAATCATGTAACAAGCGCGTTACCCTTACTTTTGCTATTCCGCTTTCGAGGTTGCCAGTCTTTGAGTAGGCTAGCAAGTCGTTCAAATATTCTTCCGCTTCTTCCCTATTCTCAGGTTCAAAATGCGTTATGTACAACGCCCAATCGTCTGAGGTCATGTGTACAAAGTTGCGGGGTTTAGTTACTGTTAAGCCATTTAACAAGCGCGTTTAATTTAGGGTATGCCCAATTAGGGATATACTTGTTTCCATCTGCAATTACTACGCGTGGGTATTTGTAAAGCCCGCGACCTAATCCAAACTGCACAGCTGCCCGTTTCATTGCGTCCGATATGCCACCCTTTTCAGGCTCTATGCCCGTCTTACTTGCACCGTCCTCACGATATATAGTTTCACCGTTAAATCGAACCGTTAAACGGCAAATAAAGCCATTGTCAATTTCTCGGAACTCTGAATTCCAATTCCATGCACCAAAGGCAGCATCGAATCTATCCATAACACAACGGTTAGTAATGTATGGCACTATTGTCATTTTGCCGTCCTTTGCTGACTGAACTCTCCATTCGATTTCGTCAGGCTGTATTGGGTTGTTAATTATATCGTTCATATTAGTTTCCATATTGTTTGATTGCGTCCTGAGCTTCCTTTTCTCTTTCCGTTAGGCTTTACAATGCCCGCTTTTTCCAACTCACTCATACGCTTATGCACTTGCTCGGATGTCAACTTGCTTACTTTTGAAATTTCGTCTTTAGTCATGCCGTCTGTGTACGCAACCGTTTGCCATGTAAACAACGTGTCAAGTATTACCTGATGCACCTTTTCTTTATTTACGCTTTCGTGTGCTTCTCTGCTGTTTTGTTTGCGGGTGTCGGGTGTTAGCAATGCTTCTGCCTTATCGTAATAACCTAAAGCCACATATCCCCAATAATCGCTGCCTTCTTTAGTTGCAGCCCATGTAAAAGCTGTTCCTATTGCTGCTGTCAAGCATATATGTACATCGTTAAATCCTATTTCATACTTCAACGCCCTACTTCTTACTGGCTCAGGCAACTCCATTAACCATTCTTTAATTGTTTTCATTGTCGTTTATTTTTTGTCCGTACTTTATTACTTCAATTGTTTCGTTTACCTCTCTCTGTATGTCTTCTATGCTATAATTAGCCTCAAAGTAGAGTTTTAAGAGTAGGTCGCCTAGTTCTGTTATCATAGTAGTTTTAGTTGTGGGTCTGTTGCCCGTGCTTGTATTTCGATTCTTTTCAGGATTGAATAGTATTTGCTCTGTTTTGGTTCAAAACCTAATCCGCGCAAATCATTTTTTAAAATTGCTATTGCTATCTTTTTATAACTTGGTACCATATCATCTATTTCAACAGGGCATTCATCTGGTATACCTGTGTTATAACAGCGATTTTCCCAAGTTTTAACATAAGCCTGTATTTCGTTTACCACAATTGTAATTGGTTTGAAGGTTTATTCTTATTAGTTTCCCAATGTATTATTGTTTTCTCTGCCTCTAAGTTAGCTAAATATCTTTGCATATCTGTCAATTTACCCCATGCTTCACGCACAATATATTCAGGTAAATTATGTTTCAAACTACAGGCAGCGTGCCCTAACCATGCTTTTCTATTTATCGATTTATTAGACAAGAAGTTTTCGCATGAATAACGCCACTTTTTAGCTACTTCTAACATTGCTTTACCGTATTCTGTGTGATTGCCTGTAAACTCTATTGCTACTTTCAGCAGGTGTGGCTCTTGTTCTTTTGGAACTTTTCGCCACATCCCGCTTTTGTAACATTCCCAATAGGTGTATTTATGATATATCTGCTTCAACGTCCCAGCTTTGTGAAAAATCCTTATTCGTAAACAATGAAGCTAACCCTGTGATTTGCTTCAATCGTAATAATTCATCTGGTGACATTCCAATGTGCTTACATATCCATGCGTCACCCTTACCCATCTCAACTAATTCAGACACTATATTGCTCATAAGGTCGATATTGTGTGAACCCCTTGCTCTGTTGTGCCTAATAGTTGAAGCCATCCTGTCGCCAATCTCTTTGTCAATAACAACAACAGGTAACATTTCTTTTTCGCGTTCTCTGATTCGTTGGCTTGTCATCAAAACTGTATACCTGTGGAATCCATCCACTACAATATACTTGTCTAATTCCTTGTCGTAAAAAGTCACCACTGGCTGTGTATAGCCATCTTCCCATATTGAAGTTTCCAACAACGCCATTTCTGGAGGCGCTACTGAGTTAGGGTTGTAATCGTTTGCCTGTACTTTACTAATGTGTACTGAACGCACATTGTAAACTGGTGAAATGAAATCTGTCATAGTAGTTCGTATATTCCTTCTTTGTTATGTTTTTCTTTTCCTGTCAATGGTGGATTGAATACACTAATCAAAACAACGTCTGTTAGTGCTTCAAAAGTATGGTTATCGTGATTATCCAATACATAAACCGTGTCTGTATTTATTATATGCTTTTCACCTGTTTCAAGGTTTGTCAATATACCAGAACCCTTAATGCAATAACAAGCCTCTAAGTGATATGGATAATGCCAATGATATGGACCGCCTTTTGGTATTATGGTCTTGTTTAAACCAAATCCCATGTTATCCGATTTCAACAATGCCCTTAAACTTACTCCGCCTGTAAATTCTACAGCCCTTTCAGTTTCAATTAATTGGTTTACTCTTACTATTTTCATATTTTTCTGTATTTTTCCATTATTTGACGTTGACGGATTGCTTGTTCTTTTGTTGGTGCTAATCCTAAATACTTACAGGTATGGTCGTTTTTAAGTATAGTTATTGCAAATCTTTTCCAACTTATAACGTCCGAGTTGTGGCAACTAAGCATATCTAAATGGTCTGGTACTGACTGCATTCTTACGCGGGTTTTATCTTGATTGCCGTGTGCAGTATATCCATTTTCTTTGAATTCAATATTGCTTTCTTTGAGTTCCTCAATAGTTTTTTCTGGTAATCCGCGCCCTACTCTACCCCAATACTTTATAGATTGAGCAAAGCGCATCCTAAAATTTTCTGAAACCTCTTTTGGCAAAGTGTCTAATAGGAATTTAACAAATGACTTCCAAGTGTGACCCTGTGGCAATTTGAAAGTGTGATAGTTCAACTGTTTACCGTAAGTAGCTATAAAGTTTGCACCTGCTACACGTGCGCAAAGTGTTTGCCATACATGTGGGTCAATTACCCTGTACAAATTCAAAGAGGATTTACTCTCACTCATAAATGGCGAAGCAACGCGCATTTGATGAATTGACAAACCAGCTTTCCAAAATATATCATAAAGTTCGTTGTAATCCCATTCAAACTTTGCATCGTTCATAATGGCTCTAAAACGGTTTAAAGATTCATCCGCACGAATACCAATTAAACAAGCTGTAGTTTTGCCTTGTGAGTACCAATCGCCAAAGTCATCCCAAAATTCGTCATAAGACATGTCTTCTTTAAAGAATGGGAATTTATGATTGTTTATATTGACAATGTAATCTTCCTTTGGCATGGGTCTAATCCACTTGTATTCATCTTTAACGCCCCAGCATTGCCATTCTGTTGCATAACTTGAAACCGTGCAAGGCAATGTTATTGGCAGGCAACACCAGTAAACATCCAACAAGTCTATATTATCCTGTAGTATTTTGTGCATGAACTTCAAAGAGTATTCATAATTTGCCTCATTGTCAAGTATCATTACACCTATTTTTTCAGTGATACCGTTTTGACGCATATAATCCAATACTAAGTTTAACATAACCCCTGAATCTTTACCGCCGCTAAATGACAGATATATCCTTTCAAAGTTTTTAAATGTAAAATCTATGCGTTCTACAGCCGCTTCATAAACATTTTTATTTGGATTGTAATTTTTCATTGTCGCTTTTCACCGCCTTAACCCGATAGCGGAGGGGCTTATCGGGCGGGCGGGGGTTATGAGTTGGCTTAATCGAATTCTTCTATACTATCAGGCTCAGAAAGAATAGCGGTGTAATGTGTGCGCCTATTTGATTCGTCTATAAACTTCCCCGCTTGTGGTCTCTTTTCGGTAATTGATAATACTTTTCTGTACATAAGTTTGCCATTGCTATGGCCGTAACTAACCAAATCACCTTCGTTTACATCTGCCTTACTTAAAAACGTTACGTTATTCTTTTTAGCGGTAAGTATAACAAACCCGTTTAATGATGCGTCTTGTATATGTTTCATAGCACAAAGATACATACACTTTCCATTTCTGCAAGCACTTTTAGTAATTTAGAAACGTTCTAAATAAGCCTTGCCGATTTCCTCAATCATTGCCTTATACTTCCTATCCACGTCCATGTAATTTATTACCGTGTCCTTTGAATGGATAGCGGTGGAATGGTCACGCCCACCAAATGAGTATGCTATTTGCTTCAATCCGTACCCCGATTTTTCGCGTAAAAAGTACATCATTATCTGCCTTACCATAACTAATTCACCTTTACGAGATTTAGAGTTTACCGCCTCGATTGTTAGGCGTTCTCTTAACTCTTTGTAGCCGATTGTTTCGCCTAATCTGTTTTGAATAGGTTTCTTACCTGCGCAGTATGTAGGAACATAGTCTTTGATAATCTCAAATAGCCTATTCTTGTCGTCCTCAAAAGATTTCGGACGCTGTATGGTCTTTAATCTAGTTTGGAATTCAATTTCATTCGCTATCTCTAACGCGTTTGGAAAGCCTCTGCCCGTTAATATGTCTAGGGCTGCTGTGAATGTGTCCGTCATAGTGTTTCTAAATATAGTCCTGTTGTTTTGTCGTAGTTAAATTTCTGCATACCGATTTCCCCCCAGTGTGAAAACTTCACCTTTTGAACGTGAACTTCTACAATGTCGTTTCTCATATCTCTGTAGACCGTTATACCGTTGTCCGTTTTGTTAAAGAAGTTGGCACTGCCTGCTATGTCATAAAGATTAGGCACTTCATAAAACCCATTATCCTTTCGTATCTTGGTAGGGTGCGCCACTAAAAAGCAATGAACGTTATTCCTTTCGCAAAAGTTCACAAGCTTGTCCAATGATTGCCCGATATACTTTGTTTCGCTTTCGCTGTATTGGTGTTCTAACTTATTCCACGCGTCAATTACAAAGTAGTCTATGCCTTTTCTGTTTCTCAGTAACTTTACATGGCTTAAAATACTGTCTAGTGTAAAATCGTTTTCAGGTTTGATAAAATAAACCGTTTCATCTAAGAAGAACATGGCACTTTGCAACTCGCTTTCATTCATGCGGTGTTCCCCGAACCAAGGTCGCATCGTTATTTTACGCGCCAACTTGCTAAAGTGAAGCTGTGTAGGTCTATTCTCAGGGCTGTAAAATGCACCCTTCCACCCGTGCCTAGTGTTTAGTTTGATTAAAATGTGGTCTAAGAAATCTGATTTACCATGCCCAGGGATTCCCGTTATTGTAGTAAGATACCCCTTGTGAAATTTCAATAACTTGTCAAATCCATTCATGCCCGTGTCCACGCCTTGAGGTAATCCGTTCTGATACAAGTCGTAAATATCGTCCTGAATATCCTTTATAGTAAACACCCCCAATAGAGGAAACTCAGTAAAATTATAGGCGGCTTCCCTTAGTTTTATTTTACCCTCTGCAATTAGATATTCGTTAGCATCTTTATACCCCTGAAAAACCACATAGTCGCAGCGTTCTTTACCAAATCTGTCGGCTAGTGTTTCCCTTAGTTCGCGTCCCTTCGTGTCGTTATCAACACACAAATGAACCCGTTTAACAGAATCGAATACCTCCATGTGTCGGTCAAGGTACTGTGTGTTTTCGTTTGCCCCGTTTGGAACACTTACAACGTTATAAATACCCGCTTCAATCAAACTCAGCGCATCCATTTCGCCCTCTGTTATCCAAACGTCCTCGGCTGCTATAACAGAATCCAAATTGTACAAAATCAATTCCGCGCCCTTGTGAAGTTTGAAATTCTTTGCCGCGTCCCTATACTTGACATTTACCAACTTACCACCAAAAAAGTAATTAAAACATATTACAGACACTTTCTTTTCAATTTGTGGCATATACTCCACCTGCGAAGTAATATTCATTTTAAGCAGGGTTTCTGCGCTTATACGCCTACCCTCGAAGTATTTTAGAACTGCGTCAGGTAGATTCGTTTCGTTTTTCCACACTGGCAATTCATACTTTATGTCCTCTTTGCGTTCATTCAGTGAGCCTGACCACCCGCAGTAGTGGCAATGCCAAACCTTTTTTTCAATGTTTACACTTAGAGACTTGTCGCTTTTATTAGTGCGGTTGTCGCTGCATTTCGGGCATTTCACTTTTAAGCTGCCACTTGTTCGCCCTTTTATGTCTATATGGTATAATTCAAAACTCATGGCACAAACTCCCTTCTTGATTCCATTACACCCTCTCCTGAAAGACGGTTGTTAGACGTTGGCATTACTAATTCATCTTCCCACCGTTTCTGATTCAGATATGTTTCAGGGTTTGGGTGTGTGTATGACGGAAACGGTTTGTGTTGTACAAATTTGGGTAGTGTATCGATTGCCTTTTGTTGTTCCTCACTTGTTAGCTTGTTCCATTTTGGAATACATTTAGACTTTGCCACCTTGTTAGGATAAAGATTCCAAAAAACTTCAAAATCGATTTTCTTTTCTTTACTTCCCCCATGTTCATGTACATGTTCATATTCATAAGACTTAGTTAAGTCTTTACTAACTGTTTGTATACTGTTAAAAGTATCTGATACAGTAAGGGTTTCAGGATTTATATTATTTTCAAGTAAAAGTTTAATTGCGCTGTTTTGTTGCCTAACTTGTGAGTTTGGGAAGTTTGGGTATTGGAACTCAATAAACTTAGGACAGAAATATAATACTTCACTAACCCTTATTAAACGGTTTCCCAACTGTTCAAATACCCTTTCAATATTCTTAATGCCAGTCTGAAACTCAATGAGCCTTTTATTAAACTTCAATAACCCTGCATGGTTGCACCGTGTTATGTAGTATATCCATAACAACTTGGCATCTGTTGACAATTCAGAAAACCATTCATCTTCGAATAGTTCTGTATCGATAAACCTCTTAGCCATTTTTTGCCCTTTCCCATGTTTTATAGGTAAATCTTCGATAAATGGCAAACATCTCAGCTTCAATGTCTAGAAGCCTAAGTTTGTTACTTAGTAATTTCGGGTCTAACGCATCGCGTTCATGCTGCAACTCAATAAGCCTATCTGTTAGCTGCTTAGTTGTAGTGTCTTTGTTTGGAATTAGTAGATTCATGTCGTTGTAAAAAATGAAGGAACGGGGCGCATACCAACGACAGAATGCGGTAATTAATACCGTTAGCCCCGTTCCAAATATCTTTAGTGATTATCATTCTGTCGTTGTTGCAAGTATACGGATAAGTTTTTACTTATGCAAATTAATCTATATTGCAGAAGCATTCAAACGAAGGGTCGTTATCCCATAGCCCTATTTGTTTCTGTGCTTTATCTCTTATTTGCGCGTAAGTTATTTCTTTTTTGAATGTAGAGTTTTTTTCATGGGCAATCCACCAATCAAACAATTCTGGTTTTTCTTTTGCTATGATTGCTAATTTACCTTTACCCTTTAGAAAACAGCAGTCGCAGTTTCCGTATGGCTCATTTACCATTAAATCGAAATCTTGTTCTTTCCAAAAGTTCAATACATCTGCCTTGGTTGTTTTCCATTTAACAAGAGGTAACTCTACATCGTAATCGCTTGCTTTAATCTTAGCCCATCTCCGAGGCTCGTCATGGCGTATACCGTTAAACGATGTATATTCCTTTATGCCTATGCTTTTAAGATAGCGTTTAAGCGTGTTTATTTTCAATTCACGGGTGCAGTATCTCATTCGCTGATTGGGTAGGAATTGCTTGTTATGCGCTATTAGTTCAGCAAACGGTCTTCCATTCCGTGAAGCGGTTTCATATGTGACAACTTCATAGTTGCTACCAAAACGATACTCTAACCAAAGGATATTCAGATTCCACCTTTTATCGCACTCGTTTATAAAGTCAAGCGTTTGAGGCATCTCTTTGCCAGTGTTTTGAAAGGTGACAAAGTATTCGCCACCTTCGTCTATCAATCGCTTAGTCATGTATGCAGAGGTACGCCCACCGCTAAAATTTATTACGTTCATTTCTTATTTTTCATTCTTGCCCGTACATATTCATAGTTCTTGGCTATGTAGTATTTGCGGATGCGGTTTGCTTGGTTGAGTTTCTCTAAAGGTTTCAAATTTGTTAGCTGACCTGCGGGAAGTGTATCTGTTACAATGTACAAAGTCCTAGCCCATCGCTTTATTTCCTTTTCGGCAAAGGCTATTCTTGTTTGGTAGTGTTTCATCTTATTTCAAATAGGTGTCCTACAAACTCGCCTTTCTGATATTGGTATGTTCCAATATAGTTACGATTAACGCCTACGTTAGGGATGCTGTGACCAGTTCCATAAAGTTCGAAATGCCTTAGTTCTTCTTCGTTTTCGGGATTAACCAAAGCCCATATACAAGGTATGCTTGTTTTCTCATCTCTCTGCACGCATAGTATTTCTGCGTCTTTTGGCATTTTAATGATAAACTGTCCATCAAAAGACGTTTCATATTTCCAAATTGTCATTGTTTATTCTCCTTTAATTGTGTAGTAAGCAAGTACCCCGTACATTGCTATTATTATGATGTCAGTCATTTTAAGTCATCCTTAATTATTATCCAAATGGCAAAGCCGAGGATGGCAACTAGTAGCAATGATGCCATGCCTGCAAAGTATCCTATTTCACTTGCCATAGAATTTCCTTACTTGGTTAGATGCCCATTGTTCAACCTTGTTTCGTTCTTTGTGTTCGATAGCCCTTGAAACGCGGTTGCGCTGAATTGACCAGTACTTTTTGGAACGGGCAACGCTTTCCGCTTCGCCATCTTTCCATTCTCTTAGTTCAAAGTAGTTCATATGATTTCGTATTTATCGCCAGTCATGCTTTCAATTAAGGCGGTTGCTTCTTCTTTGGTTATGGTTTTCGTCTCTATTGGTATAAGGTGTTTTATAGATGGTAAAAATGGATAGTACCAATAGTTATCTTTAAACCTAACTTTAAATGAGTGTTTTCCTATTGCCACTATTTCACCTATTTCACCAATGTATCTATTCATACTTTTAGCATAATCAACTTTATTTGTTTCTCTAAACTTAAACCCCTTTATCTTTCTGCCGATGTATTGTTCCATGTTTTCCATGTGGCAAATGTACAACGGTTTTTTATTTCTGCAAGCGTTTTCAGTAATTTAGAATGATTCCAAATAAGGGATGCCTATTGCATATCTCAAATATTACCCCTTAGTTTGCAAACGTGCAAGCAGTCATAAACAAAGATAAAGCAAAAATAGGGGATGATGTATACCCGTTGATTGGTTTTTACGATGCCAATGGGGTTATACAGACTAAGTTTAAATACCCGCGTGATTACATAGCTACGGTTAAACTTATTGACGGTGTGGCTGTGGTATGCGAACCTTTAAAGGTATGGGAAACAAAAGGCGGAACGGCTAAAACATACGAGAAATGAGCAACACAGAAGAAAAAGAACGCGGCTTTGTGTTTGTAGGTATAAACACTCCAGTAATATACACAATTACCCCATATTTGCGATATATTCAAGAATACAAAGAAGATGGCGGGTATAGGAAAATATTGCAGCAGAAGTGGCAAGGTAGCGATGGAAGCGAAAAATGGGAATGCGTGGAGGTGGTAGTATGAGACTTGCCGTTATAGCCATTATCGTAGCCCTTGCAATGATTATCTTTATCGTTGCCGAGAATACAGAACAAACACCACAAACAATTACCAAACATGATACACTCAGATTACGATACGAACGAACCGACACCATCTACAAAATCAGACAGCGATACGGGTATATTACTGATTCAGTTACACGATGGGTATATGATTCAACATGGAATAACGTTTGCCGAGGCTTCACAGATAGTGGAACAAAAGAAAGCTGTCAGCGCGAGGTGGTTAGACAGCTCCTCAGTGGGCAACTCAACGTTGCCCTTGTTAATGAATATCAGAACAAATGGTCGAAGGATTCGGCATGGATTCAAGAAGCCTTGAAACTTGATTCAATTAAGACAGACAGAATTTCAAACCTAATAAAGAAGAACGAACAACTCAACACTAAACAGAAACGTGGCAAAAGACTTGCCAAAATCGGACACTTTGCAGCGGGATTGGTTGGGGCTATAATGATAATAAAATGAGACCTAAAGAAAAATCAATAGAGTTAGTAGGCAACTATCAAATAAAAGTAAACGTGCTTTATACTGAGGATTCAGTACCCGCAGTAATGAATGCGCCTATGACATTTAACTCATCCAAAGAATGCGCTTTAATTGCAGTTAAAGAAATGTTAAGCGTACTTAAAAAAGAAGACCTATTAGAAAATCTAGAGGATTGGATACATTATTTTGAAAACGTTAAAACCGAAATAGAAAACCTATGACACCACAAGAAATAAAACGCCTTCAACAATTCCTCTGCGACAACGGATTTACTACCGATGTAGACGGGAAGTACGGCAACGACACGAAAACAAAGTTAACGGCTTACGTTACCGCTAAACTAAGCAGGTTGAATTACACACTACCTAAGCGAAAGCAAATAGTTTACATCCGCACGGAAAGAATTGCCACGTATTTAACACCGCTTCAAATTGGAAAACCCTATGGCTTTCTATGCCGTTTTTCAGACAGATTGAGCCTATGAAGATTTACCGCGACGGGAATAAAGACAACGTAATAAATCAAGGCGTACAAACCACGGGGCTATATGGCATCAATTTACACAGAGGCGGGCTTGGTTCGCTTATTGAAAGGTGGTCTGCAGGTTGTCAAGTAGTGCCTGACAAGTATTGGAGTGTGTGGGCTACGATGTTCCCTAATGGGTATGTAATGGACTTTGTATTGTTGGGGTGATTACCCTTTCCGCTTTTTCCAATAATCAAGAAGCCACGATTTAAGCACGCCAATTACAAAGTAAATCCACATAGGGTCTTCGCTATTTATTACCTCTGAATCCACGCCTGATTTAGCTAGTATCTCAGCCGCAAATCTTACTAAAGCGAACATTATTACCGCGTGTTGGATTGCTTCTTTCCAATTATCCCTTATCCAAAATTTCCAATCCCATTTAACGGGGGTTCTTTTGCTGCTCTTTTTTCGTGTTGCTGCTGTAACAGCTTTGTAAACAAACCACCCGCACGCTGCAAATGACAACGCTGCAAGTAGGTGTGAGGGGGTCATGCCACCCGACATAAAATTATAGTAGTTCATTTTTTCTCTATGAGTATATCAATCTTAGTTTCAATTCTGTCTATTTTCTTTTCCGTTATCCGTTGGTTTTCTTGGTGCGCGGCTTGTATCGCTTCCATTGCTGACAACCTTTTTTTCATTTCGCTGCCTTCGTTGCCAATGTGAACCACTAAGGCAAGTATAACCGTTACAATTATGCCTACCGCCCACCTTATCCAGTTATTCGTTTCGGGTTGTTTTAGTGCCATCGTAATCATGAAATCCCGTTTTCGCTAAATAGCCAATCTTGCACAACGCTGTCATCTTCCCCCCACGCTTCGTAGATTTCGGACGGCATAGGCTGTTCGATGGTTTTGAATAGGCTGTCACCTTCATATAAATAAAGTACAGCGGTGCATTCAACAATACCGTTTTTGCGGTAGTAAATTACTTTCCACTCCGCGCCATCGCATACGGTGGATTCTGTGAAGGTTTTATTAATTGTTATCATTAGAATGTTTGTTTTATGTATAGTGAATCTATGTAGAAATGCTCTGTGGTAGTGCCCGCTGACTTAACAACTTGGAACATCAAGCCTACTAACTGACTGCCAATTGTAGAAGACGGTGTTCCGCTACCAACCGAAGTCCCGTTAATAAACACCTCGGCGACTTGTGTGCTTGCTGCTATGGTAAATTTAAGTCTTACCCATGTATTCGCGGCTGCTGCTGTGTTCGTGTCAATACTCAAAACGTCCGCGCCAGCTGCACGCATTACGAATGTCCAATCCCCACCGTTTAAAGCGTGGTTGTATTTAAAGAATGCACCGTTGTTTCCGTCTCCTGACGTGCTTTGTCCTAGTCCGCATCTTACTATGTAGTTGTCTGTGCCGTCGCTTAACGTGGTAGGAAGTTTAACCCATGCTTCGAAAACAATAGCACCGTCATTGAAGTAAAACCATGAGGTAGATTGAACGTGGTTTAAGTTTGCAAAACCCGTTGAAGTAGTACCGCACGACACACGCCAAACGCCTGGGTGGTCTGCTTCGCTTGCTTGACTTGCCCCACCCGAACCCGTGCCTGAGTTAGAAATCGTATAATTATACCCTGAGATATTCGCGGTATGGTGGAAATGGTCGTAGTATTCCCAATATGCGGGGTCGTAATATCCTCCGACATCTATCGTTAAATCCCCACTACCTAACAACGAATTACCGTTTACAGATTTAATATTCGTGCCACTTACTAAGGTCGCTTGTTTGCCCGCTAGTGCATCGAATACCGCGTCTTCGCTTGGTGCTTTGTCCGTTACACCGTTTGTAATAGTTTGGGTTATATTGGCACTTGTTAGGTATGTTCCTGCTGCTTGGTATAGCGTGTCAAAATACGTTTTTAATGTAGCTTTAATGTTCGCCCACGTTACCTTTTTTAGCACGTTAGAGGCGGCTGAATCGATTAACGGCATAGTGTCCGCATCTACGGGGGTTGTCTTAGCTGTTGCCCCGTCAATAGAACTACCTACATTTCCCGCATCTGTTACGTCTGCTCCCGCCTCAATTCCGTCTAATTTGGTTTCATCCGCTGTGGTAAATGATGCTGTAGTATTAGCCAATACACTTGAATACGCTTGAACGGTTGAGCCAATCGCGTCCGCTGTTAGTACTTTAGCCTTTGGATTACCGTCATTCTTTGCATATAAATCCCCCGCGTTGTCCGCCCATATAGCTGTATTGCTCGCGCTTACTGAGGGGTCTGCGCTTTGATGCTTTAAGTGGATATGTCCATTTCCGCCCGTTCCGTTAATGTTTACAGATGTAAATGCAACCGCTGTACCTTCGTCCGCCTTATTATCTAATTGAGTTTGAATAGCAGAGGAAACACCGTTTAAGTATTGAAATTCCGCGTTAGAAACAGAACCGTCCGCGATTTTTGCAGCGTCAATGCCCGTGCCTAACTTAGCATTACTTACAGCACCGTTGTCTATTGTCCAAACAG